ACTCCAAAATTATCTGCTCTCCCTACGGTCAGATCAACCTCTCTGACCAATACTCCAGGTGAAACAAGAGCTACTGCCATTTTTTTCTCCGAAGAAGTCTCAAATTCTCTAAAAATTATTTATAAAAAGGTTTTCTTTCAACCGCCGAAACAATGCACGAACATTTACCAATCAGGATATATCCACTCAAGCTGTTTATTTGCATTCTTTCTATTCATTGATATTCTTTTAATTGTACATTCTTTACATTCATAAGAATATGCTGATGGTTGATATCTATTTTTTCTTGACAGATAGAATCCATCAATTAAATCCTTTCTCTGACCACAAACTTTACAAACTCTTTCTGTAAGATATAAATGTTCTAACTCAAAGTGCTCGTTTACATCCATTACATGTAATCCCACATATAGTTTCTATCACCATATTCATCAACAAACCACCTATCACCATCTTTATCAACAAATTCTGTTTCATCATTTACTCCATTTAAAATAAATCCAAAAGGTGCCATATCCTGTTCAATTTGATTTTTTTGCTCCTCATAAATTCTTTTGCGAATATCATTGTCCGTCATTTCTTTAAAATAATCTTGTGCAACTAACCAAGAAAAGATTACAAGACACATTGCTAAGTCATCATTACAACCTTCTTCTGCTTCAAAAGATTGATTTTTTTGAGTAAATGTAGTTAACTCACTAATGATATCATAATCATAAGTAAGAAGTTTATCATCTTCAATTAAGAGTTTTAGATTAGAACAACCAAGTTTTTTTACTGCTTTGGTCATTCTCACGCCAAGTTGCGATCTTTTTCCAGAAAATCCAGCTCCAACAATTTGCCCAGCGCGACCTCTCATTGAACACATTAAAACATTTTCGTATTCAAGATCATAATGTAAAATTGATGCTACTTGATCTCCAATATCATTTACCTCCACGAGAATATATGCTTTATTATATGATTTTGCCATTTCCAAAATAATATTAGGGAAAAGCATTGGTTTTATTTCGTTGTTTCTGTAAACTGCTACAACTTTATACGGTATAGTTGTAATATCATAAACTACAAATGCAGAGTAATCGTTTCCAATTCCACGAGCTACATCAACAGTCATCAAATAACTATTATCTTCTTTTGGTTCCTCGTAAATTGATAAACCTTTATTTTTTTTAAGTGGTTCATTATAAATTAAGTTTCTTAATTTTGTAACACTGATAAGAGTATCAATAGAACCTAAGAATTCACACTCAAACTCAACCTTAAATTGTTGCTCTGATGTGTTTGCAATTGTTTGTTCTTTCCATTTTGCATCTCTGCCAGGCACTTCTGACCAATGAACATCTGTTGTAATAAATTCACTTCTACCTCTTTCAGCATCGTGCCACATTCGATAGAAGTGATTCATACCCTTTGGTGTAGAAACAATGATTACCTTTGTTGATTTGCCCGAAGAAATTGTAGGATAAACTGAACTGAAGAATTCATCGGCAATATGATTTGGAACAAACGCAAATTCATCTAAAAAGATAATGTTAAAAGACATACCACGAACTGCGGAAGCAGAAGTAGAAGCAGCTAAGATTTTACTTCCATTCTCAAGTTCAAGAGAACCTTTATTCCAAGCAATGATACCTTGCTGCATCCATTTTGGGAGGTTTTCGTATGCAGTTTGCAAACGATCTAAAAGTTCTCTTGCAGTTGCTGCTTTGTTTGCAAGTATGCCTATATTTACATTATCATTGAATACAGCATAATGTAGTAAGAAAGTTACCACAGTCGTAGACTTCCCAGTCTGTCGTGGCATTTTACATATATTAAATCGATGTTTATGAAAATTTTTAATTAATTTTTCTTGAAACGAATATGGATGAAACTGAACCAATCCCTCATCAAGAGAAACAATCTTCACATAATTATCTGCAAAATACACTGGGTCATCTTTACACTTAATAAATTCTTTGATTTGTTCTTGAGTGAACTCAATAGGTGTATTTGCTTTTTTAAGATTTGGGTTACCAAGATAAACATTATCAATCATAATAAAATGTAATTATTAATTACAATTCCAACGACGGAGTGCTTTATTAATATTGCTATCCGGATCTCTTGCAGTTTTTGCTGAAGTAAGTTTAGATTTCATTCCTTTCATTCTACTACAGAATGATTTGCGACGAGATGCTCTTTTACCTGTTGGATTTTTTTCAGTTACTGCAGTTTGAAGTTTTGAACCTGGATTTTCACGACGATATGCATCTACAGCCTTTTGACTTAATCCAGCAGTTTTATCTTTGCGATTTACTGATTGCCAATCTTCTTTAACCTCTTCATACTCAATCTGTTCACCATATGGTTTTACATATTTTTTTGAAGGACCTGGACTTGCAAAACTCCTACCTTGAGGTCCAACTGGTTGAACCAGTGGTTGTCCAGGTTGAATTTCTGATACAGTATGATGAACTACAATAGATCCAGGATAAACTTTTTGAAGTTCGTCATTAATTTCCTTACGAGTTGGAAGTTTGATTTGTGGGAAGAATATTTTCATCGCATAATACTTTCCTTTCCAATTTAAAGTAACAAGGATAATATTTCCGACTTGCGTTGGAATACGAACTGCTTCATCTAAATTTTCAACTTCTTCTTTTTTTACGCAACGATTATATTTTTTGCCAAACAAAGTTTGAGTTCCTTTTTTTTCATAACCAGGCCAACACTTCTTACCTGCTTCATCAAGAATTTTATCTATAACACTTTTTGTTGATTTTAATGAATCTGCTTGAATAAGATCAGTAACTTCGAAAGAGGGGTTGCCATTAATATCATCAATAGTTATGGATTCTGATTTATTGCCCCAGTTGGCGGCACCTACCTTACGGCACTTTACCAATGCTCCAGAGGCATATGCAGAGGGCCAGACACTATATCTTGACTTAACCTTATGATAGCAAGCATCTTTTGTGCCACTACCTTTACCTTTTTTGTCAGACTCTTCGTTCATCTCTCCACTGTCAACGTAATCTGCTGCACTATCTAGGTAATCGGCAGCTTTCGTAATTTTTGATTGCACCCATGCCTCTACATTACCCTCACCTTTTGCCATTTTGGATTTAAGTCTTTTAGCGGCATTAATGATTGTTGAAAGTTCTGAACGAACCATAGAATATTCGTGGTCTTTTGACTCTAACACTACAGGACACCTCTTTTTTCCGTGGCATGGACAATTAGTACCTTCTTTGGTATGATTGCAATTATTTTTTTCCATCAAATTATTCTCTGAATTTTTTCCTGCCTTATGAGTCAAAACCATATCATTTACTAGTTCAAAATAATCAGATAAATTTATTTCTTCCTTACGTGTTTTCTTTTTGGGGGAATCTGTGGACACATAAGTTGGCTTTGCAGCACCTGTCTTTTGTTGCTGTCCAGGATCTGCTGTCTTTTTTCTTCTTGCAGCAGATCGTCTTTCTGCTGGTGTCATACTTGCTCTCTTTGCAGAGGAGACACATTTTGGAGTTCCTTCGCCAGGTTCATCACTCGCACAAGTGCCACCAGTTACAACATTAACCCAACCACCTTTACCATCTTTTGATTTGGATTTACCAAACCAATCACGGAGACCTTCCTCATTCATTGATTTTGTTTTCTTTTTCATCGAGTTAATGAATTTTCTGTAAACAGCAGCTTCTGAAGTTTTTCCTGCCACTCTTGCTCTTTGCTCCATAGCAATTGCTGCTTGGATTTTATGAGCATGAGATCTTCCAGAGTTTCTTATTTTTGAAACACTCTGTTTTGCAGTTTGAACATCTTTAAAACCGAGACCATGAATTGTTCCTTTTGGATCTTCATCTGTATAGAGATCTGAGTGTTTATCAGACTTATCTGGTTGTCCTGGTTTTTTTGGAATACGAGCACCTTCATCAATTGACGCACCATTTTCTTTACGAAGCATTCCTTCAGGATCAACCATAAATCCAGCAGGAATTGCTTTACACTTTTTATCAGTGTAACAATAATATTCTCCTTTAGGACAGCGACCGTTTTTCTTCATTCAACTGGTTTTGACTTAGTG